GGCTCCAATAGCCCCCATCACCTGTTCTTCAGGAGATAAGGGAAAAGCTGTTGCCATTGTTATTGCTTAGGAAGAAAAGCTTGCCAGTTAGCAGTACCTCCTTGTGGAGTTACCACAGTAGCTGCTGGGCTTTGTTGTTTAACATAAGCCTCAAGCTCCGCACGAGTCTTAAAGCGTGTGCCATCGTTAGCCATAAACTCATTGAGCTTAGTGCTATAGCGACCAATAGACTGAGAAACACCCATCAAATCTTTAACAGTAACATTCTGAGAAAAGCTCTCTTGATTGGCAGCAGCAGCAGCTCTATCAGCAGCAGCTTGAGCTTGCATTTCAGAAGCTCCTGCTTGACGCTCACGCACCTTAAGCTCACGCTCTTTGAAGGCAATCTCATTCTTATAAGCATCGAGCCTACGCTGCAAACCTTCTGCTCTGGCTGTGTTACCAGCTTTGAGAGCTTCAGCGAGCTGTTCTTCAGTGGTCTTCTGCTCTTCTTTCTTGTTGGTAATGTCCAGCCTAAGAGCCTCAAGCTTAACAGGAGCAAGTTCAGCTTCTCTCTGAGCAGCTTGTTGTCTCAGACCAAGCTCTTCTTGAGCAATGCCCAAACGAGCCTTCTCAGTAGCCATGCCTTGTTCCGTTTGAGCAGCTTTGAGGGCTGTGTTACGAGCCATCAGAGCATCTTGTGTTAGCCCTCTACGAGCCAGCTCTTGAGACAAAGCTCCATACATCTCAGCATCGCTCGTAAGCCCCATGCCTTGGACAGTACGCATAGCCTCATCAATGCTCTTTGCTCTCACCTCATCAGCAGTCATGCCACCCATCAAGCGACCAACACCATAGCCAATGCCAGCACCAGCGTTGCCACCAAGGGACACCACCTGTTGGAGCAAGCTCTGAGCACCCATCTGAGCAGGAGAGGTGAGCATTCCTTCCAAATAGCTTCTACCCAATTGCTCCTGAGTGGGCATATTGAATAGAGACAAAACATCAGTAGCCATTCATCTTCTCCTTAGAATCCAGAGCTGTAACCAAAAAGAGGACTATACCCAGTAGAGCTTAAGCCTCCATAGCCAGCGGGAGGAATATATTGAGTCTGCTGAGGCTGAGCAAACATACCACTCAAGCTCAAGCCACCACGCTGAAGCATATTAGCCATAGCAAGGTTGCCAGCCAAGTTGGTGTTAGCAGCACTAATGCCCCCTTGTAACAGAGCATTTGCTTGAGCAGCCCCTGCTTGCACACCAGCCTTACCGATGTCAGCACCAGTGGTCAGAGTTCCCATGCCAAGTTGTTCAACACCAGAGCCAGAGCTAAACAAACCAGTGCCTCTGGCAATAAGCTTGTCAATGATGTTCTGCCCATACTGAGTACCTTCAGCAGCAATCTGAGCATTGATGCGCTCACGAGCAAGCTGCCTTGCAAACTCATCAGGGTTCACCAAACCAGAAGCATCACCAGCTCCGACAGCACTAGGGGTAACACCCAATCCAATGCGTCCAGACCCTAGAGCTGCCTGACGAGCAGCAATGTCTTCAGCTTGACGAGTGGGCTGTAGCAGTCCCATCTGTTGCTCGACATACCTCTGAGCCTCTGCTTCAGGGGTTGTGCCAGCAAGCTGTCCAAGAGTTTCAGAAGACAGCCCATAGAGCTGATCTCTGAAAGCCTGTAAACGAGGATCAAGTTCATAAGTAGCCGTTTGAGTCCCTTCATCAAAATAGCTTTTACCAAAGCCAGATGTGATGCTATAAGGTCTAAAACGAGCTGCCTCTGCTGCTTCACGAGAAGCTTGAAGCTGAGCATTAGCTGCGCTTTTAGCTGCGTTGGAGCTGAACAGCCCACCAAGGAGACTGCCTCCTGCTAAGATTCCTGCGCCGAGAGCACTAATTGCCATTTATATCTCCTTAAGCTTCCGAAGATTTAATGATGGGAAGTATTGTTGTGTATGCGTCTGAAGCAGTGACAGTTTCTCCTGATACAGTACCAGTATACCCAGCTGACCCATATGGGTCTCTAATCTGCCACTTGATGGTGTCGCCAGCAGAGAAGGTTACATCTTCAGAAACAACCCTACCTCCTTCAGTGTTATACACCCATTCATTTACTTGTACACCATTCTTTACAATGCGAATGTATTGAGCAAGACCAACATCCTGAGTAAAAGTAACTTTAAATCGAGCAGACCCTGCATACTTGTCCATAACATAAGTAATAGCGTCAACATAAGTTGTGCTATCTGTTGACCTAACCCCAACAGTATATGTCACACCTAAGCTAACTGTATAAGTGTCGGCAGCAGAGATAGTCAAAGTAGGAAACTCTGAAAGTTTCTTCAAAGAATTTCCACCAAGCTTCCCATAAGCAGCAGTAGAGCCGTCACTAATAGGAACAGTGTTGGCAGCTCCAATACTAGACAAGCCAGAGCCTCCGTTAGCCACAGGAAGAACACCAGTGACACCAGTGGTCAAAGGCAAACCAGTAGCATTGGTAAGCACCAAAGAGCTAGGAGTTCCCATAGCCCCATTAAAAAGCACAACAGCACCAGCATTGCCAGTGTTAATTGCTAGAGCAGTTGCTACGCCAGTGCCCAAGCCAGAGATACTAGCAAGAGGGATCAGATCAGTGGTATCAACTTTAGTGGCAATAGCTGTTGAAATGGCGTTGAACTCATCGTCCAGCTCAGTGCCTTTAATCACCTTGGCAGGGTTGCCAGTGGTGTAGCCATCTTTGACAGCAAAATTAGTTAGCTTTGTGTAGTCACTCATTAGTAACTCCGTCCTAGTTTAGTGAAAATGTCCATTTTCTGAATGCTCAAAGGAGCACCATTGACAGTGGCTTCAAAGCCCATCTGAACCACCTTACCTTGTCCACCAAGAGGTGTGTTAATCGTATCTACAAACACTCCAGAGGAATACTCTGCAATGTTGTATTCTGCTATGTTATACTCAGCAGGAGTTCCATTGGCCAAGCTGTCAGCATAGCTCGTATAGTTGTCTGAATAATCAAAGCCAAGCTTCAATACAATGCTTTGACCACCTCCACCAATGAGCACAACACCAACCTTCTTCACAATCTTATTCACTGTGCTTTGACCAAAATCAAAGTAGGTGGTATAGTAGAGGAAGGGATAGCTTGAGCCATTGTCTGTATACCCGAAGTATTCTCCAATGCCGTTAGGCTTTCCAATGTACAAAGAGCCATCTCTGTTAGCAGAGAAGGCATAAGCAAAGTAGCTGTCCCAAGAGGTGACACGAGCAGAGCCATCAGGCAAAGGAGCTCTCATGTCAAAGCAATACACCACAGGAGTGCTAGTGCCGGGGAAGCTCAGGAGATAGAAAGCATTACGCTCAGAGTAGCAGCTTCTAATCTCATTGACATTGGTGTTAGCTAAGTAGGAATACAAGTCATCTCTGATGTTCTTGGAGATGTCAGACAAGGGAAGGCTCTTCTCTTGAATGGTTCTTCCCAAGCTTCTCAAGCCAGAGGCTGACAAGAAGATAAGGTCATTACCAGTTTTCTGAATGCTATCACGAGCAACACAGCCCACTCCAGGAATAACATCCTGAACAAACATAGAAGCAGGGTTGCTGAAGTTGTCATCGTTGCCTCTGAGGACAACAATGTTCTGTCTCAAGAAGACAATGATAAAGCCGTTATGAGCAGCAAGCCCAGTAATTTCATCAGCATTGTTAGGGAGCTTAGCATTGAGGTTGATGCTACCAGCAGTGCTTCCTGAACCTGTATTAAATGTAGGGAAGTTAGTGTCTGCAATGTCTGTGCTCCAGTAGAGCGTTGTCTTGTTGTTATTAGTTCTAGCCACCCAGAAACGACCATAAGCAGCCAATACACAATTGGGGCCATTAGCAGTTCCAGTGCCAAACACAGGAGAAGAAAAAGCTCCAGTGCTATGCCCAACATGGCTTACAAACTTTTCGCATACAGGAGAGCTAGTCTCACGAGAGAACAGCACAGGCTCATGCCCTTGTTGAACCATCAAGCAATGGTCAGCCAATGAAGCCATTTGCCAGTTGCTAGCTGTAATGGTCATTGTAGGAGTCATGTCTGTCAGAGAAGTACCGATACCTCCTCTGAAAATCTTGTTGTTTCCTGCACTGATGTAGTCAATGTCACCATTGGCATTCAAGTATTCGAAGATGCTTCTGATGGGACTACCACTCAAAGCAGAGCTCCCAGAGGTGGTTCTCATAGCCCAGCCCTTACGAGCCCCTAGTCTGCCATACTTGTCAATGACACAGTTGGAAGCTCTCAGAGCAAAACCATCAGACAGCAAAGCTCCACTCTCTTGGGTGTTAAGCCCAAAGAAGCCTGGAGCTGCTACAGATGCGCTTTGTAAAGGTTTCATACTGTGTTCCAAATAGCCTTGTAGGGGTTCAAGCCAAGCTCAGCAGAGATGCTATCTGCCAAAGCATCAGAGCCTTTCTTGAAAGCATTCATGCTGTTGGCTCCTCCATCCTCTCCACGCTCTTCAATGGCTCTTGCCCATGCAAGCAACACAACAGGAAGAACAGGAACCAAGAGGGTGTCAGTGTCAGCTGACAGCTCAGCAGGTCTTTTAACAACATCCATCTTGAGGGAATAAACACCATCAGGAATGGGAAACAAATCAATCTTTGTATCACCACTAGAGCTTTCACCTCTAAAGCGATAATACTTAGGAGAGCCATTCTGAGGGTTCATCAAGTATTTCTCTTCAATCCAAGCACTAGGAGCAGCGTCCATTCTTGTATTGCTTGTGTCGTTAACAAAGCTATCAATGCTAAAGCCGTTGCCTAAGCCTGTCAGGGTGTAGTTGGAAACACCATTGGAAGTGGTAATGGTTTGAGTTGTTCTCAAAGCACTCCAGTCCCAAGCTTCCTCAACCTCTTGCTTAGCATCGTTAACAAAATCACCAATGAGTTTGCTATAAGCTGTCTGAGAAACAGAAGCAACTTCTCTTTCTCTAAGTCTTCTAAGCACTCTATTGACAAGTTCTAGATAAGTCATCTTAATTCCTTAAGCATAACATATAAGTATTATAACACATAAATAGTTATTAGTCAATACTTATAAGTATTATTTATTGCTTTAAATGTAACTCAAGAGTTACCATTTAACCTTGTCTGCCCAGTAAGCAGCACTCATCTTGCCCTTGGCAATGTTGCTGGCATGACGAGCCTTGAAGCTTTCTCGTCTTTTCCTGTAGCTCTCGCTCTCGCCTTGCTTCTTAGGGCTACCAGATACGCCTTGCTGTCCAAAGCGAATGGTCTTCACCTTGTCTCCCTCCTTAGCCACAACAACATGGCTCTTGGTTGGGTGGTTAGGAGTGCGCTTAGGCTTGTTGTAGCCAGCCACTCCAGCTCTTTCTAGTCTACTGTCTTTCATCTGTAAGCCTTTACTTTCTGAGCAACCTTCTTAGGCTGAGGAACAAACTGCTTTCCTTTAGCATTCCCCGCAGCTTTTGCAGCGTTTGTAGCCTTCTTCTCCGCAGGAGTCAAAGCCTTCCATGCAGCTTCAGGGAGATAGCGTTTCTTTCCCTTAGAAGGTTTTCCATCACTGGTTGTCCACTTCTGGGCTGTCCATTCCTTCAAGCTTTGTTGAGACTTCTTCATTTATACCCACCTCCCTTAGCCTTATACTCCCTAGCCAGCATCTGTGCTTTACGAGCACTCCACTCACCTGGGTCACCTCCCTTGGAGCCAGCTTTAATCTTCTCAAAAAGCTTCTTCCTCATGGTGGGTTTGGTGTAGTTTCCTGCTTGGTTCACTTTGCTCTTGTTCATATATGCCTCTAGAATCGATTTAAAGCCCCTTTTTAGCCGACTTCTCAGCAAGGGAAGGGATAGGTAGCTTACTTGCTCTTCTTTGCCTTAGAGGGCTTCTTATTCATTCCAGCCATATTCATGGCTACAGCAACAGCTTGCTTCTGTGGCATCCCTTCTTTACGAAGCTTGCTAATCTTGTCACTCACTGCTTGCTGCTTTCCCTTCTTAGTGTAGGGATATTTCTTTCCATCAACCATTGGCATATTAAGCTCCTAACATCATTGCTCGTTCATCTTGTCTTCTCTTGACAAGTCCTGGCAGGATTTTTCCTGCTGCTTTAGTCCAGTCCAACAGAGCATCAGCTGCCCCTTGGATGTCTCCTCTGTTGTATTTCTGCCTCACTGTGCTTCTCTGGAGGTTTCCAAGCCCTACATTGAAGGCAAAAGAAACAAGGCTGTCCAAGTGGCCTTGATTGTTAGCAGCATTAGGACACAGCCTAAGCACCCCTCTAACAAAGCCTGCAAGGTCTTTCCTGAGAATTTCATCCACTTCCTCCATGCTCAATGTCCTGTCCCAGCCTTCAGGAATGGGTAAAGAAAGACGCTGCTCAAAAGGAACCTTGATGTGGCTCTGGTCTATGACATGACCAACACCAACAGTCCACAAACGAGCAGGACACCTATAAGGCTTCTGTCTCACCCCCTCGTGGTGTTTAATTGTCTTTAGAGCTTTGTCACTAATCATTTCTTAAAGGCTTGTGTTCCAAACCAGAAGCTTACAATCGAAGCCCAGATGAGCTGAGTGTCATCATCCCACAGCAGGTCAAGAGCAACAGTGAAGTCCACCCCTGTCTTCCATGCATACAAGAAACCAAACACCTCAACAAACATGAACATGATGTACATACCATAGGTGATGGCACTGCGGGTGAAAGCTCTGAAGTCAACCACCCACTGGGAAGCTCCCTTGCCAATCTCAATGTCATGGCTATACAAGGCTTGTCTCTCCTGAAGAGCAAGACCAGCCATGTCTACATTAGCGGTGATTTGAAGTTGATCTGTGTGGATGTGCTCAATGCGTTCCTGAATTTCAAGACCAGCCTTCTTAAGAGAAAGCTCTCTTTCCACTTGTAGCTGAGCCAGAGCAAGTTCATGTTTCTTGTCCTTACTGTCTTGCCACAAGTCAAGAAGCTTAGGCAGACCACCAGCAAGAAAAGAGAGGAGAGAAGAAAGAAGAGTTAGCATATCACTTGATGAAAAATAAAATGAAATAAATAGCAGACACACTGATGAGCAAAGCTAAGATGGCTACGCTTGCCCATGTAAGAACATCTTTGATGAGAGCAAGCTTCCTAGCTCTAGCCCTCTTAGCAGCCAGCTCTGCTGCTTTCTGTTCTTTGACAAGGCGTGTGCGCTCTGCTACAATACGCTCCCATGTGTCCCCTTGTCCAGTGTATATCAACATTTCCTTGACATACCTCTCAGCATCCTCAAGCTCTTTAAGAGCCATGATGTTCTGCATTGCCTGACCAGTGGCACTGCCTGAGAAAGTCTTCTTTGTTGCAAGCTTGTTGTTCTCTTGTATGGCCTTCTCTTTTAAATCAAAGAAGGACATTATCTGAGGAGCAAGCCCTTGTATGTCCTGCCCTACCTCTACAGCTTGTTTAACAACATCTATTGCAGCTCTAGCTCCAGCTATTAAAGCAACTATTTCAACCATCTTTCCTCATCCCCCAGAAAGCACTCATAGCAGTAATAAGTGCTCCTATCCAGAGGATGGGTTTGGCAGCTTTAGCAATCCATTCTAAAACGACAAAAGCCCCTTGCAGGGCATCGAAAGCTTCAACGATGTGACGAGTGTTTCTATCAACATCATTTACTTTTTGCTCTACTGTTAAGAGCCTTTCATAAATCTGAGAGTGGCTGATGTCTTCCATACTTGTTCCTTGTTGTGTATGGAGACTCTTGTGGAATCCCCAGACAAAACAAGGGAGCCCCTTGTGAGGGCTCCCAAGTATTAGGCAGCGACAGCCAACAACACGCCAGCATCGCTACGCAGCACTTTCGTGCCGTACAGCATATCGCTGGTGAACAGGGTTGCCAAGAACTCCTGCTTGTATTGGGTCTGCGAACGAACCGACATCTGCTCGACATGAACAGCCCAGTCACGATGAGCCAGCAAAGCACCCTTAACGCCAGACTCCAGCGTGGGGCAGTTGCTCGACACAACAACAGGGATGCCATACAGATTGCCAACCTCGCCGTTGCGAATGGTGTTACCACCAGACACATCACCAACGAAAGCTTGCTCGGTGTAACGAGCAGTGCCCATCAGAGCGTTACGCAACGAAGGCGGAACCACAAACACACGACCATCCATCGGCTGATCAGCGTCATCCAAGTACTGAATAGCACGGCGGAAGCCCACATCAGAGAAAGCCCCGATGTCAGCAGTGCCATCAGCGTCATAGGCTTCCAACACACCAGTGGAGGTGTTGAACTGGAAGGAACGATTATGGACATAAGTGCCAGAGCCGTTACCCAGATACTTCACCAAGTCCCACAGAGAGTCATCAACATCCTTAGCCATCGCATAGCCAGCATCATCGGTGTAATGCTTACGCAGCGTGGGCAAAGCCTGCACTTCAACGATGTCCTCAATCAAGTAGGACACTTCTTTGTGCTGGTTCAGGTTAACGACAATCTCAGACTGGCTGAGGTTTTGCAGGGTAACTGCGGTGTTCTCAGCTTTGGTCTGAGCAGCCAAACCACGGCTGGGATTCGGGATGTGCAGAGCATCACCCTTCTTACCCTTGAAGCTCATCTTGCGAACAAACTGAGCCAGCACGAGGTTCTTTTTATATGCAGCGATAATCTCATCGCTCCAGAGTTCGGGCAGAAAGTTACTAGCTTCAGTCAAGCCAGCTGCGCCACCCATTGCGGGAAAAGTGGAAGTTGCCATGTTTAATTACCTTTCAAAATTTAACGAACACGACCCTCAGCATAAGCTTGCATAATCTCTGGTTGCAGAGCCATATACCGATCAGGGTCTTTACGCATGAGGTCTATGATTTCGGAGCGTCTGTAAATCTTTCGACTCACAGGTTCCGCAGAACCCTTCACGCTTCCTGTTGAAGCTTGTTTCAATTGTTGTTTCCTATCAGCCTTCTGGGTTTCAACTGTGGATTTAACCAAAGCCTGACGCTCCTTCCACGAACTGAACAGCTCGTCAGCAGCATCAAAGTCAAAACGCTGGTCAGCCCTCGACAAAAGCTCGCTTCTCACTTTGCTCTTCTCAACCCACTCCTTGAAACTCTCGTCACCGAGAATGTCTTGGTAGTCAGGATGAGCAGTTTGCAGTTGTTGCAAAGCAGTTTGCCTTGCAAGCTCTGCGCTCATGCGTTCAGCTTCTTTAATCTTGGGATGCTTAGAAACAGCAACCTCTACAGCCTTCTTGGGGTCACTGAAGAAATCTACTTCTTCCTCCGTTGGGGCTTCTTTCGAGATGGTCTGAGCTTTAATGAAGTCATCCACTACTCGTCTGAGTTCTCCTACTTCCTTGCTGTGTCTGCCCATCAGCTTCTCAGCCTCTTGGTGCATACGAATCAAGTCTTTCGGACTCTTTCCTTTGTAGCGATCAGGAATCTCCTCTTCTACTTCTGTCTGTTCAGGGGTAACTTGTTCAGTCTCCTGATCCTCCAGAGTGTCTGTGGGTTCTTGGTCTTCTACGCTCTCATCAATAAATTGTGCCATATAGTCTCCGTGCTATCGTTAGCATTATGGAAGTTAACTAGAACATTGGCGGTAACTAGATAGTTACTCGCTGTTCCTCTTTTGCTCTTGAGCCATCTTCTCCCTATGTTTCTTTTCCCATTTCATTGCTGCCCCAGGAAAAGAGCCTGACCATCCTTCTAGCTTAACATTGGGAGCACTGACTGCTCTCTGAGCCTTTAAGTCACATTGGGGACACTGTATCTCCTCTGTTTGATTTGATACGAATTGTTCACTTCTGTGACCATTTGGGCAAATAAAATCAAACACTCTCAGCATTTTGCATCTCCTCATAAGCAGCTGTTATGCCCTCACGATAAGCCAACATACGCTGAAGTATCTCTACTTGCCCCTTCTGTCGCCAGAAGGTTTCACTATCTGTAATGTTCTGTAGAGTGTTTAGACCATCAAAGGCTTCTTGAAGGTCTTTCTCAAACATTTTCCACCCAGAAGTAGTGAAAGTTTCTAGCAAAGATTCATAATATTCGGTTAAGTTGTCCAAGCATTTCTCCTTTTAGGATGCCATTATGACTATATTGTATCATAATTTTCTAGTTTTGTCAAGTATTAGTTGAAAAATAGTAAAAAGTTTCCATAGACAATAGAAGATGGAGGAGGTGCAACAACAGTACCATTGATGTAGCTTACATTCAAATACTCCATTGTTCCGTCCGAGGAAACAAAAGATAAGTTGGTGTTATTTCCGCTATCGGTAGACAACAAGCCCATTTGCCAAGCCGTTGATTTTTGAAGGGTGGCTTGTGTGGTGTTTGTGCTGCTCAATGTAAGCAAGTTGGCAACAGCCCCGCTAATAGTGAAACTGTCAAAGATGTTGGTAGTTCCGCCAGCGAACAAAATAGAACCAATGGCAGTGTTTGTCAGGCCTTTAAACTTGTTGGAGCCTGTGACCGTCAGTGCGCCTGTTCCGCCTTGGTTTAGGGTGGGGTAGGTTTGGATGCCGCCACCAGCAAAAGTCTTGGCAGATGCAGATGTGAGGCTGATTGTGCCTGTGCCTGTAACTGTAAGATTTGTGGATGCGGCGAAGTTCCAAGGCGTTCCGCTTCCATTTAAAGTCCAGGTTCCAGAACCAATAGTTACTGTTTTTGTTGCTGTACCAGAAGTTGAAAATGAAGGAACTGTTACATTGTAAATATCGGCATTAAAGTGCCAGAAAAAATTGTCGGTCCTGGTGCAGAAAAAGCGTCTTGTAAATTAATAGACCCGCTTGGACTATTGAAAGCAAAACCTTGGGTAAATGTTTTCCCAGCACTTGTAATCGTTTGACTAGTGCGACCAGCAAAGGTCAGAGTTCCTGTACCCGTCAGCGCAGTGCCTGTTCCGTTAATCCAGTTGCCGTAGATTGCGAGCGAATTCGTGCCAGTTGCCAGCGTCATCGTGTTGCTGGTACGGGCGCTCATGTCGATAGTGCCGATGTTGTAGGCAGCGTTGATGGTGATTGTTTGACCTGATGTTGGCTCTGTAGAAGTAAAAACTGCAGTGTCTTGCGCCAATGGAAAATTGTTTCCACTTACTGCACCGCCAGGAGACAAAGCCCAAATTACCAAGTTGTTCCATGACACGCCGTTTGCAGCGTTGTAGTAAACCATCTTCGGCGCATCAAACGCAATCCCACTGTTACCCTTGCAGTCACCCAAACGAGTGCCAGATACAGGAGCAGCAGAACCAGCAATTGTGATGTCACGGAAGTCAATGTCAGTTGCAGTTGCAGCAGAACAGGTTAGTGTTCGTGTTGTGCCAATGGTGTCTGAACGCAAAAATGTACGCATTGTGGCGTTTGTGCCAGCCGAAAGCGTTAAAGTGCCATTGATGGTTTGGTTGGCGCTAAATGAAATATCTGTAACACCCGCAGTTGATCGACCAGCAATAGTTAAATTATTAAAAGTATTAGCACCACTCATAGACAATGTTGATCTTGTAGTGGATGAAAATGAAACATTGTAATAAGTCAATCCACCGCCAACAAACAGAGTTGCTATTCCTGTAAAATTGATTGTTGAAGTTCCAGCATTAAATGTTAAATTATTTGTTGAACTAATATTCCAAGGAGTGCCGCTATTAGCGGTTACAGTCCATGTGCTACTTCCTAAATTAATTGTACGAGTTGGTGCATTATTAACTACAACAGTTGAGCATGAAATGTTGTAATTATTTGTGGTCAATGATCCAGTAACATTAAACGCACCAGACATAGTAATAGCATCATTTAAAGTTATTGATGCGCCACCGATAATGCTAATTGCAGTAAATGTTTTTCCAGCACTTGTTATTGATCCTGTGCCTGTAAAACTTATGGCGTTAACGCTAACATGACTAAATGTCATTGATGAGTTAAGAATTAAACTGCCAGCAATAGTTAAAAAAGGACTTCCACTAGAAGGGATGCTAAATGTATTGGCAAAACCAGTGAAATCTAATGTATTTGCGGATACAGACCCACTAACTGTAATAGTGCCTCCACCAGAACTTCCATTAATAAACACATTGTCTGATGAAGTTGGAACAGAAGCACCACCAGTGCCACCTGAAGTGGTAGACCAATTTGTTGTATTGGTGGTATTCCAAGTGCCTGTGCCGCCAACCCAGTAGCGATTAGCCATTGTCGCTCACCTTAGCGTAACGAACACCATCAATCTCAATGTATTCTTGCTCAGGTTCTTCAACAGGAGGAGCAGACACCACAGCAATCCAAGCATCTCTGCGTTGCTCTTTCATGGCTTGCAGTTGCTCTTCACTCAGTCCGTGATCGTCAGGCAAATGCAAAGCATCACGAAACAAGCCATGTTCAGTTTGAAATTCAAAATCAATCTTCATATTTATGCCTGTGTAATAACAGCGATTACATCCCAAAACACATCGGTTGAGTTATACACACAACCAACATAAGTTATCTTAGAAGCAGTTGTAGCCGTTGGAAGTGTTACACCAACAGCCCTGAAAGCACCGCTTGAAGTTGTCCAAGTGATGCCACGAGAACTTCCGTTGTCTTCAATGCGAATCATCAAACGCTGACCATTTACAGGAGTTCCACTAGGCGTTAAGAAGGTGATTGCTCCAGTTAAACCAAAACAATCAAAGACATCACTTGTATCGCCATTAGCTGTGAAGTTGCCTGAAGTTGCGCCTGGGGTTGTAACTCTCGGATTAATTCGCTTATTTGTCAGCGTCTGTGTGTCTGTCGTACCAACAATAGTCCCACTCGGGCCAGTCATTGTTGCAGCAGTTCCAAGACCAAGGCTTGTTCGACCAGTGGTAGCATTAAGACCAGTTGCTCCGCCATCCCACTTCAAACGATCTGTATAAGCATCGTTCCAATTGCTAATGTTCGTAGTGCTAATAGCTTTAACATGACTAGGAACAGTAGGATCGCTCTCTGTTGTAAGATACCCAGCAGAAGCATGATTGCCCCAGCCATATGCTGCATCCCAGTTTGTCTGACTAGCTGTAGTAGGAATGCTATAGCCACTCTGCAAAGAAATTGCAATAGTGCCAGAAGTGGTAATAGGAGAGCCTGAAACAGACAAGCCAGTGGGAACAGACAAGTCCACAGAAGTAACACTTCCTGTACCAGCAGACACATTAACAGTTACTTCATCGCCAGTAGCAGAAGCTGTAACTGCTGCCCCAACAAAGTTAATCTTGGTAGCACCAGAGGTGAGGGTAACCCCTTCATCGCTAATGGTTAGAGCACTACCTCCACCACCATCAATGGTTTGCTTGAGCGTTGCATAAATCTCAGAAGCTTTCTCAGGGGCAAGAACACCAGCATCAATCTCTGTGCCGTTAGACAACACCATAACAAGGTGTCCATCAAAGTCCAGACGAGCATCAACAACAGACACACCATCTTGTCCGTCTTGTCCGTCTTTCCCATCCTTGCCATCCTTGCCGTCACGACCAGCAGGCCCAGGAAGTCCAGGGTCGCCCTTCTCTCCTTTGTCTCCCTTCTCAGGAGGAATGGAGCGAACAACTTCCATCTGAGCCTTCACATCCTCTTTGAACTTCTTGAAGGCAGAAACCACCAAGTCAATTGCTTGCATGGTGCTCTGCTGAGCTTTAGCTTGCTTCTGTTCTACCTTGCTTTCCAGCTCAGAAGCAAGTTTACGAACAGCTTGTAGTTTCTTAATATCGTCCATTATTCACCCAACTTCTTAGCGAGGTCTTCCAACACAGCGTCATTCACTCCTTGGCTTTCTTGCATCTGCTGAGACACAATGGCTTCCTTAGAGGCAATCTCACGCTCTTTCAGCACCAGCTCAGCCACCTTAGCTCTGCGTTCAAACTCTTTATCATCCTGCTCCCCAGGTTTAATGTTAGCAGAGATGGCTCTAATGCGGTCATTCTCCAACCGAACAGGAACAGCCTGAGCTTCTGTGGTATACTTAGCAGCTCTTGCTTGGCTCTCAGCAGCTTGTGCTTGCAACAAAGCAATCTGAGCCTCAGCAGTGGCAATCTTCATTTGGATGTCCATCTGCATAAGCTGCTGCTGTTGCGGATCAGGCTGTTGTGCTTGCTTGATTTGCTCCAAGAAGCTCTCTCTGTTAGAAATGCTCATGTTGTCAATGACAGCTTGTACCAACAAGGGGTACAAAGGGCTCTCATTGCTCAGCGTTTGAAGGAGCTGAACAAGCTGAGTCACCTCATATTCACGAGCAATAACACCCAATGTGCTAGAAGCTACAAACTTGAAGTCCTGAGCAGGGAATCTGTCAGGATCATACTGCATATATCTCCAAGCAACCTTGCTAACCATAGGCAACAAGAAGGTTTCTTGGAAGTTAATCAGAGTTCTCTTGTGTCTCTTGATGATTGCACCCAAAGACATGGAAACAGCCCCAGCAGCAGCCTCTCCATTCACTCCACCAGTGATGCCACCAGCGTCAATAGCACCAGTAGCCATCTGAACCATCTTCTGGAGCTCACCAGCCTGTGCAAAAGTGATGTTATCAATGCTACCAAACTTGAAAGGTTGAAGGATTTCAGCAGGATTGCCTGTGGTGATGATGGTTTTTCCAGGTCTAATCTCAAACTTAGAGCCTCTGGGCATACGAGAACCATCAATAGCCATCATTGGGTGGACAGTGAGAGCCAATCCATCAATACGAGCCCTCAATTCAGCGTCCAAAGCCTTCTGGCTGTTGTAGCCTTTCTCACAAATGCCTCTTCCCCAGAAGCGACCAGGGACAACATCCCATGCAAAAGCCACCAGAGGGCGGTCTTGCATCATGTAGGGGTTCTCTTCAGCCTTCAAACACACACCACCATTGCCAATAACAACAATAGCCTCTGTGTATTCTGGCTCTTCCTCGTCTTCCTTCTCGTCTTCCTTGCTGCCTTCAGGCTTGTCCTCATAAGTGCCCATGTGCTTCTTCAGCAAATCAGTGGGAACAAGGCCATACCATTTAGTAACTCTTACCTTATCGTCTTGATAGAGCACCAAGTCTTGATCAGGCTCTAGGTCTTGGTCAGGGGCAGCACTGTCAATGTCAACATCTTTATAAACTCCCTGCTCTTGCAGGATTTCTACTTGATGCTTAGGAACAAATTCATCAATAGCAACGCCTAAAGCCTCTTCAATGGAGGAAGCATTGGGGTCAATGAGGAAGTTCTGAGGCAAAACAGGACGAACCTTCACTGCTGTGCGAGGAGAAACCATAACACCAACAGCCAAAGCAGCCCCATCAAGGATGGGCTGAGTAGCTGGTTTAACATCATTCACCTCTTCCAGCACCAATTCCCCACAGCCAGTGCCATAAACAGCAGCATTGATGAGGATTTCAGAGATAGCTCGTCTAACCTTAGTGAACTGAAACTCTTCTTCAAGTAACTTCCTAGTTACCTCAATGTCTAGGTTCTGAGCATCACGAGCATCGTCCTTGATGTCAAACCATTTACCCCTACCAAAGGTGGCTTCTTCAACCTCAGCAACAGCACTCTCCACTGCTTGCTGAAGGGCAGGGCTAATAATCTTACTTCTTTCACTTTCTCTGGTGCGATCAGCAGCATCCCACTGTCCACGCCACAAGCGATAATACTCTTCAAAGCGTTCCTTGTAGTTGCCTTCGTAATGGTCACGCCACTTCTCGACCTTCTCCATCACCCAACCAGCAAGGGCATCTTCCTTATAGGTTTCTTCTTCAAAGCTCATCGCTTCTCCTTAGTAGCCGCTAATAGCGTCCATTGGTTCATAATCGTCTTCTTCCCAGTCAAGGGCATAACTCTGTTTGTTAAGCTGCTCAATGTAGCTCAACGAGTCAATCAAGTCATCATGCACAAGATGGTTTGGAAACTGGAAGAGCTCATCCAAGAACTCCATGTTCCACTTGCCCTTGTTAAGAACAATTGTCCCATGTTCAAAGCGTCCCTGTAAAGCCCAAACAATCCTATCTGTCTTCTTCTTATTACCATGTGAAAGCTCTTCCACTCTAAAGAATGTCTGTCTTCTTCTCATTAGGTCGGACAAGTAGGGCATCACAGCTTGCTTAGCAATTCCCTTCTCAATGCCTACACTCACAGGCTCATACTTCTGCACAGCATTGAAAATCTTCTGAGCTGTCTCCTCGACTCCCCATCTGCCATAGATGATTTCTTTAACATACCAACCATCTTCATTACATTTTACCACAGAAATGGCACTGTTGTCAAGCTTCTTACTTTTACTCGCCTTGCTCTCATCAGCAAAACCAGCTAAGTCAATGGCAATGTAATAGTCTCCCTTGTCAGGTTCTTCTTCGTCTATAACAATCCATTCCTCTTTAAACAGCTCCCCTCCTTGTGCTTCAAAGGAAGCCATGAATTCCTGTCTGAAAGCAAAGCTGCTCATGCTCTTCTTAGCAGCTTCAATCTCTTGAGGATCAATTAGGGGGTTGTCGTAGCTTGTGAAATGCCAACCCTTAAAGGTTTCATCCTCTCCACTTAGAGCGTGTTGATAGAGCTCATAGAAGTGGTTCCTGCCCATTGGGGTTCCAATGAACAAAGCACAGCCCTTCTGGTCAGCTAAGGCTGGTCTGAGAATCTGCTCCCAAACCTCTGGCTTCATGTCTGCATACTCGTCCATAACCAAAAACTTCAAGGACACTCCTCGCATTGTCTCTGGTCTGTCAGCCCCTTTAAGGCTGATGGTGGCTCCGTTAATCAGCTTAATCTGTAAGTTGTTAACATGGCTCCCAGAGATGACAGGATGTCCAACCTCCAAGAGCGTCTGCCACATAATGTCCCTTGCCTGTCCCTGTGTGGGAGCAACATAGAACACATGACCCTTCTCTGTCTGCAAGGCATAGAACAACAAGAGGTAAGCAGCTAAACGGCTCTTGCCTGTTCTTCGCCCAGCAGCCACCACTTTAAAGCGTGTCTTGTCTTCCCATACAGTCTGCTGCCAAGGTAGGAGCTTAATGTTAAGATTGCTCATAAGTCCTTAAAAGTAATGTCCTCAGCTTCATCTGAGGCTTCCCCTATCACTGTAGTTTCTCCGTTAACGCCTGTAATGGTGATGTTAACACTAGCCCTACCAGCAGCAGAATTGCTTTTCTCAAAATAGCTCAAAGGCAACATCCTGTCCATAATGAGCTTCCATGCAGCACTCTGGTTCTTATGAGCATCATCTAGAGCTGCCTCATAAATCTTCTCTAACACCTTAGCACTCTTAGGACTTGCCAGCATCCTTGAACGATATTCATTGATGATGGCTTGATCGCCCTTCGGACGGCCTACAGCGTTCCTGTTGCCAGCCTTCTTAGCAGCAACATCGGCCTTACGAGGCCTCCCTCGTTTCGCCTTCGGCTTATCGCCTAACGGCTCAGGGTTTAACAAAACTTCTGTAAGTAACTCTTGAGTCATCTATGTCCTTATTCTCTTATAACTGTCTAAGCACTAGTTATAAGTAAGAAGAAATGCTTAAGCAATAACAACTCAAGCATTATAACAAAAAATAACAGCTTCCTTAGTGCTGTCTTATGTCATCCTGAGTGACATATATGTATATAGTATAGCATATTTTTTCTCTTTTGTCAAGAGCTATGTGTCTCTTTCTTTACTTTCTTAGTGCTGTCAAGCTCTCCTTTTTAGTTATCCACATAGTTATCCACAACTTATACACATTTCCCTTAAGAATCAAGAGCTTATCTGTCCAGCTTTAATGACCTTTTGGTTATTAATTATAGACCATTTTTGCTCTTTTTTGTGGCTAAGGGGCTACCGCTACTATGTTGAACTCATTTGCCACTCCCCGGGGGGTCTTTTGAGAAACAAAAGTGTTACTCCCGTGAACTTTCTGTGAACGGAGGTACTAATGTGTGGGCTTAGGAGGTAACCCCTAAAGCCCCAAGAAACCAAAGCATTACATCCATGCACTACAATGAAAACCGGAGGACTACTGTCCGACAACATAGGGATATCCCCAATAAACAAAGTATACACACTAGGTGGTAAATGAAAACAAAGGTATCCACACAAAATAGTAGGACATTCAAATAGGTAACTTGCAAGTTACAAATGGTGGTAAGATACACACATCGCAAGCAATAAAGCAGGCGAGCAACACGACAGCAAGCGGTAACTTGCTAGTAACTCAAGAGGAAACCATGGATAAAACAACACTCTACAAAACGGCCAAATGGCACGCAGAGGTTGCACTCGATGGAGACTTCGTCTCTGATGGAAGGGATAACCTTATCGACACCCTGAACGATGGGGGCTTCTCTGAATTCATCGCTGATGCACTTCATGTATATGATGAGGTGGTATCTAAAGCACAAACCCTGAAGTGATTCAACGGTAGCGTCTCAAGGGGCGCTACAATGGACTCACTCCAAAACCTGAGCCAGCAGGTAACTGGCAAGTAACCAAAGAGGAAACCATGAGCAAAAAGCAAAGCAAGCCGGACACCCAAGAGGTGCATAGTCCTGAATCCATCGGGGCCCACTTCGCATCCGTTCAAGCGGACAATGGAAAGACCCTGATTCAGATTCTCAAGCAATGCATCCAAGCATATACAATCGAAAACAAGGCAGAATACACGGCGATGATTGAGGGCTACGGGGCACAATGCAAAACACTGTACGATGCGAACACCGCCAAGACTCGCAAGAGTGAGTTCAAGAAAGTGATTGACCATGCGAGTGAGCAGGAAACCCGCACAAGCCTCTTCAACATCATCGATCAATATGACAGTGTCCAGAAGTTGGTGAAAGATCTTAGGATGCTAGAATCTGGCAAAGCCCAAGTAAACGAAGAGGGCAAGGTTGAGAAGGTCAAGACCGAAAAGCCCGAAGGGGAAACCGAAGAAGGTAACTCCGAAGTTACAGAAAACCAGAAAATCAACCTAGGAAGCAAAGAGGGACTTCTGGAAGCCTTGGAAGCCATCATGCAAGCCACCTACGATCAGGGATATGCAACAGCCAGCGATCTGATTCAATCCGCCATGGCCAGTATCGGGCGAGGAGAGAAGTGAGAGCACCCCGATAGGGGCTTGGATGTCCAGGCCTCTATCTGATGCGCTCTTGCATCGAATGTCCACAATGGAGGTTTTTATGTTTGCAAAAATCAAAGAGTTTTTTGTTGCCCGTTCTTTTGTGTCCAAGCATGGCAATAGGTTTTTAACTGTTTACCATGAAGGCAAACGACACAATGGGCAGGTGGCTCATGTGGGGCTGTTTAGTGTGACAATCCGCAAAGCCCGTCCTAGTGTTGACCGATTTGTCACAGTGAAGCACTCTAGTGTTGTCCGTGTCCATCGGGATCATGCTAAGTTGCGTGTCCGTCAGGCTGATGCTAAAGTGATTTGATAGGACTCTATCTAAAGGGATTCTATGAGTCCCTTTAGGTGGCAATCTTGCCTGCACAATGGAGGTTTCCATGCTGATAAAATTTAAAAAGCTAGATGTTGGAGAGCGTTTTTACGACCCAAACACAGCAGAATTTTTTGTCAAAGTTTGTGGCAATGCCGCAGAGTTTCTGACTGGTGGTAACTACCATACAGGACAGCTTGCAACTTTTGACTATGACGATTTTGTAGAGGTTGACAAATGACTGACCGAACATTTGTTATAATCTGTTTGTCGCTGTGGTTTTCATGGCTCATTTTGGAGGCTCTAAATGTTATCTGAAACATCAAAACTAGGCTGTAAGAGTTGGTCTTTACAGGCTTTGGAGACTTGTCCTGGCTCTATTGCGCCTGATGGAGGGCTTGTAGAGGTTTGTCAAGGCTGTTATGCCACGACAGGCAACTATCGTTTTCCCAATGTCAAGCGCATCCGTGACATCAACAAAGCCGAATGGCAGAGCGACACATGGGTGTCTGATATGGTTGATGCCCTGCAGAGTAGCAGATATTTTCGATGGTTTGACTCTGGGGATGTTTATGCCCTCGAGTTGGCAGAGAAAATCTATCAAGTTTGTCAAGCCACGCCGTGGTGTCAGCATTGGATGCCAACTAGAATGTATAAGTTTGTCAAGTTCCATGAGGTGCTTGACAGGCTCAATGCTTTGCCCAATGTTGTTGTGCGCTATAGTGGCGATAACATCGGCGAGGCTCCAAAGTTTGGACAGTTTGTCTCTATGGTTGTCAAGCCTGAGAGCATTGTTGATGCTCATGTCTGCCCCGCATACAAGCAGGATGGCAAATGTCTGTCATGTCGTGCGTGTTGGGACAAAGGTGTGCATAATGTTGCATACCCTGCCCATGGCAAGAAGATGATAAAGATAGTAACTATCAAGTAACCTTGGAGGAAAACATGAAAACATCAGAATTGACAGGATCCGCCCTTGATTGGGCGGTAGCGAAGTGTGAAGGGCAAGATGCCGTGATCGACAATGGGGAGGTGTGCTCTTTCAAAACCATAGGGTTCGTGGAACACAAGTTCTTGTGGAAGCCATCAACCTACTGGTCGCAAGGTGGGGTAATCATTGAGAGGGAGAGTATTTGTATTGGGTCAGGCATGGACGCACCGACATGGTATGCCAACAAGGGACTTGGGAAGTGCCACCAATTCGGAACAACCCCACTAATCGCTGCCATGCGTTGTTATGTCGCAAGCAAACTGGGTGATGAAGTTGAAATTCCAGAGGAACTAAAATGAAAGTGTTTGTCTATTTCAACCTACACAAAAGGCTTTTCTCTGTCCGATCAATGGAGGGAAACAACAAAGGGAAAGTGATAGCCCACTTGTCATATGTTTTGTTGGACAATCCACGATTTAAGGTGTCAAAAGCAGGGCGTGATCGTGTGCTAAGGGAGAGGCGCAAGAATGTCCACGCTGGTGTTGTTGGTGACTTTTGCACCAGCCTACTAGCATCAGACAAAGTATCTTGGGAACCAGTAAGATATAATCCCTACTTGTTTGATAGTTTTGTTGATGACAATAAACAGCCTGTAGCTTTTGCTGATGTTGCATTCATGCAAGTGATGCCCGTTACAAAGAAGCCTTTGATTAACATTGGAAATTATGAGGTGCAAGAATGAGTCGATATGAAAAGATTTTGTCTCTGACCATCCATGAGATAATGACTCTCATGGACAACCCAGAGGAACTAAAACGCATTGCACAGTTTTTTGCAGCAGGTGGTTATTCAAGAGAGCCACAAGAAACCATTGATGCTATCTATAGCATTGTTTTTGAAAACATTTCAGAAGGAAGTTAACATGAGAGTGCTTGTTGCGTGTGAGTATTCTGGAGCAGTAAGAGATGCTTTTGCAAAGCAGGGACATTACGCCATGTCATGCGATCTTTTGCCCTCTGAAAAACCTGGACTTCACTATCAAGGTGATGTTTTTGATATCATCAATGAGGGATGGGATTTGATGGTTGCACATCCACCATGCACACACTTGGCAGTTAGTGGCGCAAGGTGGTTTAAAGATAAAGTAGAGGAACAAAAAGAAGCCTTAGATTTTGTGAGCCGTTTGCTAAATGCAGACATCCCTAAGATTGCATTGGAAAACCCAATAAGCATTATTAGCAGTAAAATTAGAAAGCCTGACCAAATCATTCAGCCTTGGATGTTTGGACATGGTGAAACAAAAGCAACTTGTTTGTGGCTTAAGAATCTACCTAAACTTGAGCCAACAAATATTGTTGAAGGAAGGGAACAGCGTGTGCATAAAATGCCACCAAGCCCTGATAGGTGGAAAGAGCGTAGCAGAACCTTTTCTGGTATCGCTGAAGCAATGTCAACACAATGGAGGTAATCATGGGACTCGATATGTATTTGAAGGGTAAGCGTTATCTGCGTATTCATGAGCGTGAGGAATATGCTGATGAGCTTGCAGAACTTGGTGACACTTTTTGCCTTGGCAATCAAATCAATGAGCTGACATTTGAGGCAGGCTATTGGCGCAAGGCTAATGCCATTCACAATTGGTTTGTCAACAATGTCCAAGGTGGTGTTGACGATTGTGGGGAATATCGTGTCCCCTTCAGCTCCCTCGTCAAGCTCAGGGATGTTTGCAAAGAAGTGTTGCAGAATGGTGAGGAATATGCAGAGAAGTTTCTCCCTCCTGCTAGTGGGTTCTTCTTTGGCAATGCTGATGTTGATGAGTATTATTGGGAGTGTGTCAAGCACACCTATGAGATGATGTATGAGCTTTGTTTGAATGATGATGTCTCTTCTGGGACTATTGAATTTTTCTATCAGAGCAGTTGGTGAGCCTAACGGCAGGTAACTACAGAGTTACATTGACAGGTAGTCTACTTATGAGTATAATAAATACATATAAGAACATATATGTAGGCTTATATTGTTTTATATAACATATAAGTAGACTAATAACTTTAAAGAACATTGGAGTTAACATGAGATGTGTTTGTTGTAATAGTTTGTTATCTGACTTTGAAGCCACACGCCGTTGTGCTTCAACAGGTGACTTCTTGGATATGTGCAATGAGTGTTATCACACTGTCAGAGATGACATTGATGTTTATGAACGCTATGATTTGCGACATGAGAGTGACATTGAAACAGAGGAAGAGGACGAAGATGTCTAACGAGAATGCTTTTGAGATGCATTTGCATTTCACCCTGATGGATGCTGCTGAGATGGCTCATGTCATTGGATATTCAGAGTTTTTAGAACTCTTCCAAGACGCCTTCCTGCGAACAAGACCGCCCAGCCCACGAGAGCTCACCTCTGAAGAGAAACAGAGACAGCTCAGTTTGTTAAACGATTGGAACCTGTAATGGCTTTTGTCAAAACACACCAGCCCTGCCCCTCATGTGACAGCTCAGATGCTTTGTCTGTCAACGAAGACGGAAGTAGCTTTTGTTTTGCTTGCCAAGAGCATACTCCGCCGAGCTCGTATCGGCCCCCGCCAGAACGAAAGAAACCTATGGAAGCTACCACCCTACCAACCCCCTCAAAAGAAACGCCTGTAGAGGCTATAAATGCCCTTGCTGGGCGTTATCACAGCCTACCTACCCCTGCCATTGGAAGCAGACGCATCAGCCTAGCCACTTGTGAGCGTTATGGCTTGGTGTCTGATGGGTCTAATGAGGTGTGGTTTCCCTATCACAATGCTGAGGGGAAGTTTTGTGCAGTGAAGAAGCGCACAATTGCAGACAAGAAGTTCTTCATTGAAGGGGACTGGAAGAACACCACCCTGTTTGGACAGCAATGCTTCACCAAGGGTGGCAAATATGTCACCATTGTTGAGGGGGAGTATGATGCTCTGGCTGTGTTCCAGATGCTTGGCTCTAAGTGGCCTGTCATTTCCATCAAGAGTGGGGCAGGAGGTGCGCTCAAGGATTGCAAGGCTCAGTATGAATGGCTCAATAGTTTTGAGAACATTGTGCTTTGCTTTGACAGTGATGAGCCAGGTCAACAGGCAACCAATCAAGTTGCTTCTTTGTTTGGGTCTAAGGCTAAGGTGTTTAAGCCTGTCGATGGCTACAAGGATGGCTGTGATTGGTTGCTTGCTGGAAAGGAGAAGGAGTTTATTGACAGGTGGTGGAGTGCTGAGCGACATATGCCTGATGGTATTGTTGCTGGTAGTAGCCTTTGGGATATAGTGAGCAAGCCATTGGACAAGGCTGAGGTGTCTTACCCCTTTGAAGGACTTAACAAACTCACCTATGGCATTCGCAAGGGAGAGCTTGTCACTGTCACTGCTGGATCAGGCTTGGGCAAGAGTCAGTTCTTGCGAGAGATTATTTGGCACATCCTCTGTAAGACTCAGGACAACATTGGCTTGATGTTCTTGGAAGAGAGCGTTAGGAAGACAGGCTTGAGCTTGATGAGCCTAGCTGCAAACAAGCCCTTGCATTTGCCTGACACAGAGGCGACAGATGAGGAGAAGAAAGATGCTTTCAATGCTACACTTGGCACTGACAGGCTGTATATGTTTGATCATTTTGGTTCAACCAACATCGAGAACATTGTCAGTCGCACTGAAGAGTTTGCTCGTGCTTTTGGCTGTGGCTACATTTTCCTTGACCATGTATCAATTGTTGTTTCTGCACAAGACAATGGAGATGAGCGTAAAGCCCTTGATCGTGTGATGACAGAGCTCCGCACTCTTGTGCAAAAGACTGGCATCAGCCTCATCATCGTGAGTCACCTCAAGCGTCCTGACACCAAGGGACATGAGGAGGGGGCTGCAACTAGCCTTGCTCAGCTCCGAGGCTCAGGCTCTATTGCCCAGCTCAGTGACATGGTGATTGGTTTGGAGCGCAATGGTCAGGCAGAGGATGAGAAGGAACGCAACACCACCAAGGTGAGGGTGTTGAAGAATCGCTTCAGTGGTATCACTGGCCCAGCTTGTCACTTGCTTTATAGCAAAGACTCTGGTAGAATGTTGGAAGTTGAAGAGGAAAAGCTATGAAGCCTGTTGTTCATTACATTAACTATGCTGTGTTTGGCTTTGAAGGAGAGCATGAGGTGGCTGAGGTGTTTGCCTTAGACCACCCAAGGTTTGGCCGTCAAAGAGTTTACACATCAGTTATCATCAGGAAAGAAGAAGATGGAACATTTGAAACGCTCAATACAATTTATAAGCCTGTCAAGCAAGAAGGTAACTAAGCAGTTACCTCATGGGAGAACATGGCCTTTCCCTACCAGTGTTGGAGGAAACAATGAAGCCGAGAAATCATGTAGCATTAGCAATGCTCAAGGCTCCAAAGAGAGGGAGCCTAGTTCACAAGAGCAAAAGGACAACGCAAGTTGGACACCACCGAAAGGATTTAGATATGGCGACTGAAGACTGGTGCATGGAAGATGTTCCTTGCTATGAAATCACTCTACAAGTTGTTGTCACTGGACACAATGCTGAACGAGCGCAGGAGTTTCTTGAGAAGTATTTGAGGAACTCCAAGCGTGTAGAAGAGTGTGACATTTGGAGCTGGGACTTTATTGACACGGAGCAAGTATGAGCATTGAACACCTCATCGTTGGGGCTACAGGCTGTGGCTACTTAGTTGTTGGTGTGCTACAATGGCTCAAAGGTGACTTGCCTAATGGCATGATTTGGACAGGCTATGCTTTTGCACAGGTGGGTTTATGGATGAACATCAAATGAAACAAAGGAGCGTTGCTCTTGTCATTGCTCGTGTTGGAAAAGAGATGGCAGACACTTGGTGGAACACTCCTAACAAAGCTTTTAATAACAGAACACCTGCTGGCTTGTGGCTTGAGCATCCCTATGTTGTTTACGATTATCTTATGAGAGGTAACAAATGAACGAACGAATTAAAGAACTTGCCGAACGGGCTGAAAATTACGCACATGAACAGAATGACAAATTCGGGTTGAGTTACAAGAGAGAATATGATAAAAAGTTCGCCGAGTTGATTGTTCGGGAATGTGCGAAACGATCTGGGGAACTAGGGAATCCTGAGTTGGGTCAGGGTCTTTTGAAACATTTCGGAGTTGAAGAATGAACAAAGACGAAGCATTGAGACTGGCGTTGGAGGCGTTGGGACATTTTGAAAAAGCGGGATTGGCTACATTAAAGACGATTGATGCCATCACCGCCATCAAACAAGCCTTGGAGGAAACACCTCGTGTTTCCCCAGAGCCAGAACCTGTGGCGACTGTCTATGAAGGTGCTATTGCCAAGTGGAATCTGCCTGAGAAATTCACTGGATTTCTTTACACTTCCCCGCCCAAGCGTGAATGGCAGGGGCTGACGGATGATGAGCGTAGTTATTATTTACAAACAGCATCTAACATCGGTTGGTGGAAAGCATCTGAAATTATCGAAGCCAAACTGAAAGCCAAGAACACATGAACAAGTATGAAGAAATCTTAGAACAGCTTAACACCCTCACTGCACAGGTGAAGGACTTGATTGCTGGAGATGTAACAGAAGAAGAGGACGGATGCTCAGAGCGTATTAGAGTGTCTGATGAAAACTTCTATTACCTCTTACCACAAAAAGGATATTGTGACCATGTAGACATCCTTTGCTCTATGCAGGACACAGGTAATGGCTACATTGCATTCTTCCCTAGCCATGCTTCTCACACTCAGGACAACTACATTTGCATGGGCTATCATGAGGCAGACTATCTCCTGAAGCTGTTGAGTTTTATTAAAAGAAAGGAAAGACATGAAGAGCATTGAGCTGTGGCACAAACGAGCACGACCAGAGCCTGACGAGAAGGCTTTCAATGTCCAGCTTGGGTGTCACCTCGAAGAGATTGTTGAGATGTTGGTAAGCCTTGAGACTAACAGAGAGGCTGAGTTTCTTTTATGGAAAATTACTTATGACCTCCACACCTTATCCACTGAGCTTAAGGAGGGGAAGGTAACTATGAAGTTACGAGACAGGCTAGAGTTCCTTGACAGTCTTGCTGACCAAGTTGTGACAGCCATTGGTGCTGGCTACTGTGCTGGCATGAAGGTTCCAGAAGCCATTGACGAAGTTAACAACAGCAACTGGAGTAAGTTTGATCAAGAGACAGGCTTGCCAATCTTCAATGAACATGGTAAAATAATTAAAGGAGTTGCTTATAAAGCTCCTGATTTGAAAGGACTATTCTGATGGGACGAATGAAAGAAACTCTGTGGAACACAGCCATCCCTCCACAGACAAGTGTGGAAGCCATTGAGCAATACATGGAGAACTATCGTGATGCACAACGAGCTTCTGTTGATGACACACTGGAGCAACGAGGCAACCGCTATGGTGACTATCGCAATGTTGCTGGCTTGTCTCAAGAGCTCAAAGCTGTGATGCAACGCAGTGAAAACTGGTATAAGCTTGAGCCTTTCATGCAAGAGAGCTTGCACATGATGGCTAACAAGCTGGCAAGGATTCTCTCAGGGGATCCTTATTATGATGACTCGTGGCATGACATTGCTGGTTATGCTACACTTGTGGTTAAACAACTGGACAAAAAATGAACCTCTACCTCGACATTGAAACAAACAAAAAGCACAACAAAATCTGGTGTTGTTTCACATGGGACGAGAAGAATGGAAGCGTATGTCACACCGAGCCAGATACACTGATTCCCTTAATCGCAAACTCAGACAAAGTGATCGCACACAACTTAATCGGATTCGATGCAGTAGTGTTGAGGAACTGCTGGAAAGTTTCGATACCAGCAAGGAAGGCGATAGATACCTTAACACTCTCTCGTCTATACAATCCAAGTTTAGAAGGAGGCCACAGTTTGGAGGCGTGGGGGAAGAGGCTAGGAAACAACAAGATTGATTATCCTCAAGCCTTCTTTGACAAGTGGGCTCCTCAGTTTCCTGACGGGCTTTTGCCTAGTGACCTCAATTGTTGGGACACACCAGACACAGAGCTGATGTTCCCCTACTGTGAGCAGGATGTGGCTTTGTTGGTTGATGTGCATAAGCACCTGATGGGACTTCTTAAAGACTTCTCTGAGGAGAGCATTGAGCTGGAGCATCAGGTTGCCATCATCATTCAGAAGCAGAAGGAGCATGGCTTTAGGCTTGACATTCCAAAGGCTCAGGGCTTGATGGCTACGCTCCAAGGCAAGATGGTTGACATTGAGGCAGAGCTACAGAAGGTGTTCCCTCCCGTCATTGAGAAGCGAGTGTCTGAGAAAACAGGCAAGCCTCTGAAGGACAAGGTGGTCATCTTCAATCCTGGCTCTAGACAACAAATTGCTGAGAGGCTTTCTTCTATCGGTGTTGTCTTCACCAAGAAGACAGAGAAGGGAAGCATCATCGTAGATGAGAAGGTTCTTGAAGGCATTGATAAACCAGAGGCTAAGCTCCTCTCTGAATACCTCATGCTTCAAAAGCGTGTGGCTCAGATAGGTTCTTGGCTAGAAGTTGTAGATGATGGAGGACGGGTGCATGGGAGCGTTATCACCAATGGTGCTGTAACAGGACGCATGACTCATAGCAATCCAAATATGGCACAAGTCCCCAATTCTGGGAGCCCATATGGTAAAGATTGTAGAGATTTGTGGATTGTGGACATGGATAATGTTCTTGTGGGTGCTGACGCTAGTGGCTTAGAGCTACGGATGTTGGCTCATTACATGAAGGATGAAGCGTATGTCAAAACAGTTTGTGAGGGAAGCTCAAAGGATGGAACGGATGTTCACACCATCAACCAAAAGGCTGCGGGGTTACCGACTAGAGATGATGCGAAAACATTCATCTATGCGTTCCTCTATGGTGCGGGGCCGTCGAAGATCGGCTCCATCGTTGGTGGTGACGCTTCTGAAGGAACCAAGCTTATCAACAAGTTTCTTTCCGCAACTCCCTCGTTGCAGACGCTACGCAACTTGGTTGCCAAGTATGCGAACAAGGGTTTTGTCCCAGGCTTGGATGGTCGCAAGATATGGGTGCGCTCTGAACACTCCGCCCTTAATACGCTTCTTCAAGGAGCTGGTGCAATTGTTATGAAGAAAGCCCTTGTGCTCCTAGACGCTAAGCTTAGGAAACACAAGGTGTGGTATGGCTTCTGTGCTAATGTGCATGACGAGTGGCAGATCGAAACAAAGCCAGAGAATGCTGAGCTTGTTGGCTCCCTCGCTGTGCAAAGCATTAAGGAAGCTGGAGAACATTTCAAACTGAGGTGTCCTCTGTCTGGTGAATATAGCATTGGGAAATCATGGAAGGACACCCACTGATGGATAATAGAGATAAGCTTATCGAGCTCATTGAAGAGAGCGATACAAGTGTTTACCTATTCGTCAAAGACGGACAGGTGACTATGGTGCTAGGGCAAGACTCTAGCGTAGACTACCTTGTTGAGCTGTTTGGGTATGTCACTGCGAGGATTCTTTTGAATCCCTCTCTTGACAACACTCCCCCAAATATGCTACAATAATTGTTCAATGTTTTAAAAGGAAACACAAATGAAAGCACAAGTTAAAGTCGTTGGTAAACTGTTCTGGGCTAAACACATGGCTGAGCCCAATCGACAGTTCAATGAGACTAACAACAAATATGAGATTTGCATTGGCGATCTGTCTGACTCTGTTGTTACCCGCTTGGTCAATGAGCTGGGCATTAAGGTGAAACAGAAAGCAGATGACTCTTATGGTCGTGGTAAATACATTGTTGCCAAGAGCAACTATGTCATTAAGGCTGTTGATGAGAAAGGAAACGAGATTGCTCCTGACCAGATTGGTAACGGCACTGTTGCTGAATGCACCATCAGTAGCTACACCCATAAGCTATCTGCTATGCATGGCAATGGTGTTAGCATCCTGCATTCCAGCAATGTCCCTGCCCTGAAGATTAAGGAGCTTGTGTCTCCTCCTGTGCAGGAAGAACAAGAAGCTGAAGTGACCTTGTGATTGCACTAGTGGACGGCGATGTGATGTGCTATCGCATTGCGTTCGCTTGTAAGGAGGATTCTGAGGGAGTGGCTATCTCAACGATGGCTGCTTTCTTAGAGGAAATCCTGATGGTTGACCTTGGGCTGAATGACTGGCAAATCTTCTTAACTGGTAAAACAAACTACAGGAAAGAGATTGCTGTCACAGCCCCCTATAAAGGGAATCGTCCACAAGAGAAGCCAGCACATCTGGAGCTCCTGCGTAACTACCTAGTTACCGCATGGGGTGCAATAATGAGCGAAGGTGAGGAAGCTGATGACTGCATTGCAATTAAGGCAACCGAGCTTGGAGATGATGCAATCATTGTCTCTGTTGATAAAGACTTCAATCAGGTGCAAGGATGGCATTACAATTTTGTGAAGAAAGAAAAGAGCTATGTCTCCGCAGAGGAAGGACTCCGATTCTTCTACAAGCAAATACTGATGGGAGACAAGGCAGACAACATTGTAGGCATCAAGGGTGTGGGCCCAGTGAAAGCAGAGAAGATGCTTGCCAAGGCTACAACAGAACAAGAGATGCTTGCCGTTTGCTTGGAGGCTCTGGGCAAAGAACGAACACTTGAGAATGGAAGGTTGTTATGGCTACGAAGACATCACCAACAGATGTGGGACTTCCCTCAAGCTTCCAACTTGCAGGGTGTGAGTGGACAGTAAAGATTGTTCCAGAGCTTCACGAGATGGGGCTCTGTGATCCAAGCAAGTATGAGATAAGCATCAGGGCTGGTATGAACTTACAAGCCACTGAAGCCACTTTCTTTCACGAGCTTGTTCATGCAATTAAGTTTGTAATGGGGGAAACAGATCATAGCGAAAAAGAAGTTGAAGGATTCGGAAACCTCCTCCACCAATGGATTATTACGAGTAAGGTATAACGACAGCGAGTGGACTCCTGCAAGGTTTAAAAGCTTTATCACCTCTGCCCTACGCACAGCGACACGCAAATGGCCTCCTAAATACAAGGCATTAAAGGAAGCTTGCATAGGGAGGAAGGTTAATAAAGCAACCAATAAAATGGCATACCATTACAGGTGTGCTCATTGCAGAAACCAGTTTGTCCAGAAGGATGTTCAGGTAGACCACATTGCCCCTGTTGTTGACCCTCGTATGGGCTTTGAAGGATGGGACATCTTCATTGACAGGATGTTCTGTGAGAAGGATAATTTACAGGTGCTGTGTAAGACCTGTCACTCAGTGAAGACACAGCTTGAGAAACAAGAAAGGACAAAGCGTGGCTAAGAAAGAGAAAGAACAATGGTATGTGTTCTTGACTAACTATTGGGTTCCCTTCCCTACATCAGAGTATGGAGGCTTACAGGCTGTTGTTGCTCGTAATGCTCAAGAAGCTGCTACCTTCTTAGAAGAACAAGCTTTCTCATGGGAACTCAGTAGCATCAACAACGCACGAGAGCTCATTGAGGCGAGGCTCAGACGAGCAACAGTGCTTCCTCTGGCTGAGGAATATGAGAATGCTTTCATTGCTAAGGAGTTTACAACATGAAGATTGAGCTGGTTTGTTGGAAAGAAAACGAGGACGGCTCTGCTAACTTCACTATAGATGTAGACGAAGAAGGCAAAGACCTGTTGTTCAGAGTGGCTATCAAGACTTTGATTACTGAAGCTATTAACAATACAAAAGAGTGGGAGGTTAACGATGACAGTGAAACTGGTGTGGTCAACGCCAAATGGGGAGGAGCTGATAGCAAAGATGGCGAGGGTGAGCAACCCAGCGAATCAGGACAACAAGACAACAGCACCAAAGCTTCTCAAGTATCTGGTTAAGAACCAGCACTGGAGTCCTTTTGAGATGGTCAATGTCTGCATGGAGATTGAAACAACCAGAGACATTGCTCGTCAAATCCTGAGACACAGGAGCTTTAGCTTCCAAGAGTTCTCTCAGAGATATGCAGTTGCTCAGGGATTCATCTTGAGTGAGTGTCGCTTACAGGACTATGAGAACAGACAGAACAGCATTGAGACAGACAATGGTGAACTTCATCAGCTCTGGATAGATGCTCAGCATGATGTTGTAGCTCTTGCTGATAGGCATTACAAGAAGATGCTTGATCGTGGTATTGCTAAAGAGGTGGCTAGAAAGATTCTTCCTGAAGGCTTAACCATCAGCAATATGTACATGAATGGAACCTTGCGTAGCTGGCTTCATTACATCAACTTGCGCTGTGACAAAGCAACACAGAAAGAACACCGCTTGATTGCAGAACAATGTCGTGATATAATCTATGGCTTGTTCCCCTCAATCAAGGAAGTAACTCAGTAGTTACCTTATGCCCTTAGCTCAGTTGGATAGAGCATGAGATTTCTAATCTCACGGTCAGAGGTTCGAATCCTCTAGGGCATACCAAACATTTAAAGGAAAAACATGAAACGATTTCAATTTAGCTTTGAAGAAATTGACTATGAGAACCCCATTCACGACAGACCCCTAAGCGCAGAGCTCTCTGTTCATCTCCCTGATGAATCTACTTGGGTTGAAGCGTTAAGCTTCTTTGCTTCCTTCTTAGAGGGCATTGGTTATGTTGATGTCCGAAAGAAGCTGGAAGAAAAAGGAGTGGTTGAAGACTTAACTTATGGAGTGTGGGATGAGACACCTAGTAATTCCTGACACACAGTGCAAACCTGGGCACAGCTTTGAACACCTCAAGTGGGTAGGCAAGTATGCTGCTGAGAAGAAGCCTGATGTCATTGTCCATCTGGGCGATCATTGGGATATGCCTAGCCTGTCCATCTATGATGTAGGCAAGAAGAGCTTTGAGGGTCGTACCTACCAAGCTGACATTGAAGCTGGCAGACAGGGCATGGAAGCCCTTCTAGC